TCCACCTCCGTCGCACGCACCGTCACGCAGACCGTCAACGGCGTCACCCTCGCCCCGGAAATCCTCTTCACCGACTACCAGCTCACCCGCTCCGACAGCGGCGAACTCACCTGGTCCGCGCCCGGCAGTCTTGCGGATGGCGTCGTACCGACCTGGAGCTAGGCCCAAGTCATGTGTGTCGTCCGTGAGTTGACCGATAGACTGTCCAAGTCATCGAGGCTTGGAGGCCAGGTCATGGGCGGAGCAACGTCCGGAAAGTTCAACATCAAGTCATGCGGCAGGGCGCACGCCTGGTGTGCGGAGTGCCGCCCCGCACAGGCGGCCGCGCAGCGGAAGCCACCGAAGCCGAGGAAGGAGCACGACAAGCCATGCCGGAACTGCGGACGTTGCGACGCGTGCCTCGGCCTCATCTCGCCCGAAGGCACGAAGGTGTGCCGAGCTTGCCAGGAGACCAAGCCACTCAGCGCCTTCGCACGCCGGAACGACACCGGCGGCTATCGGAACCAGTGCATGGTCTGCCGCAACTCCGGCCAGGTGTCGGCTCGGTGCACGGGGTGCGGCGCGCGGTTCGCCCGACAGGGCACAACCGAGCGGGAGCTGTGTCCGCGCTGTCGTCCTGCGCTTACGAAACCGTGCGTCAGGTGCGGAACGCAGTTCGTCGGGTCGATGGAGCAGCGCCGCTACTGCTCGCCAGAGTGCCGCGACGCGACGCTCGACGAGCAGCGACGCGGAGCGCGCCAGCGTGTCCGGCTGGAAGCCCTACAGGCATACGGCGGCACGGAGCCACGCTGCGTCTGCTGCGGCGAGGACGTACTCCACTTCCTTGCCCTGGACCACATCAACGGCGGTGGCGGCAAGCACCGCAGGGAGACGGGCGGGGGCGGCTTCTACAGCTGGCTGCGCCGCCACAACTACCCGGCCGGGTTCCGGGTGCTGTGCCACAACTGCAACCTCGGCCGACAGTTCAACGGCGGTACCTGTCCGCATCAGGAGAGATGAGCAGCATGGGATTCAACGCATCCGTCAGCAAGGTGGTCATCCGCTTCGCCGAGGATCACAAGTACCACGGCGCCGAGGCCACGCTGAAAGGCATGGCCTTCGGCGAGTACACCGCCGCGACCGGACTCGACGGAGGGGACGGAGAGGATGTCGCCGCGAGCATGAAGCGGTTCGCCGGCAACCTGCTCGCCTGGAACCTCGAAGACGGGGAAGGCAAGCCGATCCCCGCGACCGAGGACGGGCTGAAGCAGGTCGACCAGGCGCTGGCCCGTGCCCTGCAAAACGCGTACGTCGAGGCGCTGATCGGGGTGCACGACGCTGACCCTTTGCCGCAGAGCTCGCCCTCTGGCGGGCCGTCCCTGGTGGAGTCCGTGCCGATGGAAGCACTGTCCGAGAGCCTGGCGAGCTGACCCGCGCCCGGTACCTGCTCGGCCTGTTGGAGCGGTTCCCGGGCTACACCCTGACCTCCCTGATGGAGGAGGACACCGAGCTGATGCGCCTCGTCGCGATCGAGGAGCTCGGCGGCGCACGCGACCGGAGGGAGGTGGACGATGTCTGACGCTGTGATCATCAACGTTCGGGTCAATGACCAGACCGTGCAGGGGTTCCGGGATGTCAACGGCCGGCTGCGGACGATGTCTGGGCAGTATGCGCGGGCGGCCGATGATATGCAGCGGTCGTCATCGAAGGCGAACGGGGCGATCACTGGGCTTAAGTCGTCGCTGCTGTCGCTGGCTCCGGCCGCGGTCCCGGTTGCCGCGTCGCTCGCGCCGATCGCCGTGCAGGCGGGCGCGGCGGGGCTGGCGGTGGCGGCGTTCGGCGCGGCAGTTGGCCCGCAGATTTCGAACATGAAGGATGCGACGGCAGCGCAGACGAAGTACACGGATGCGGTCCGGCAGTACGGGCGCGGGTCGCAGCAGGCGGCGCAGGCGCAGGCCGCGGCGGCGCAGGTGATGGGCGCCATGCCGAAGGCCACGCAGAAGGCTGCCGGCGGGCTGATGGTGCTGAAGGACCAGTTCAAGTCCTTCTCCGACAGCACGGCGAAGTTCACGATGGCGCCGGTCGAGAAGAGCTTTGCGGTGGTCGGGGCGATTCTGCCGAAGCTGAAGCCGATGGTGGAGGGGACGGCGACCCAGTTCGACCGGCTGATGACGGTGGCCGGCGGCGGGGTGAACTCGGCTGCGTTCGACGGGCTGTCAAAGAAGGTGTCCGACTTCGCGAACAGCACGCTGAAGGGTGCCACCGACAAGGCGATCCACTTCATGCGGGTCCTGTCGGAGGGCAACGCATCCGGGCCGATCGCTTCGTTCTTCGAGTACGCGCGGGCGCAGGGCCCCGCGGTCAAGCAGCTCCTGACCAGTGTGGCCGAGGCGGTCACCAACCTGATGGAGGGGGCGTCGCAGGCCGGACCGGGGATGCTGACCCTGGTCAACGCAATGGCGAAGTTGGTGGCTGCGGTTCCGCCTTCGCTGATCGGCACTCTGCTCCAGGTGTATGCCGCCTTCAAGCTGATCAAGTTGGCCGGGGCGGGAGTCGGCGCGATCGCCGGCGGCTACGCCACCCTGGCCACGAAGATCACCGCGCTGCGGGCCGCTGCGGTCGCTGCGGGCGGCGGCATCACGGGAATGACGACTGCGCTCGGCACCCTGTCCACGGGCGGCAAGGCGGCGCTGGCGCTCGGTGTGGTCGGTGCGCTGTCGCTGGCCATGCACCAGCTCAGCACCAACAAAGCCCCGGTCGCGGTCGACGAGTTGTCGACGTCGCTGAACACGCTGGCCACCACCGGAAAGGTGACCGGGGTTCTGTCGACGAATTTGGATGAGATGTCCGCGTCGATCGCCATGCTGTCGAAGGGCGCGAGCGACAACAAATTCGTCCAGCTCACCTCCGACTTCGGCACGTGGGTGGGTATCGCCACCGGGCCGGGAGTCACCGACGCGACGAAAAACCTGGACGCGTGGGACAAGGTCATGGCGAACAACGTCAAGGCCGGAAACCCGAAACTCGCTGCCGCGCAATTCGAGATTTTGAAGAAGGCGTGGAAGGCCGGCGGCGGGGACATGAGCCGCCTGGGGAAGTTCACCACCGACTACAGCAATGCGTTGAAGGACCAGGCGTTCGAGCAGCAGATGGCTGCTGCGAGCATGGGCATATTCGGGGATGCTGCGCTGGCCGCGCAGTCCAAGCTGGATGCGCAGAAGAAATCTGCGGATGGGCTGCGGGCCAGCATCATCGCGTTGAATGACGTGAACCGCAGCGCGTATGACGGGCAGATCGCTTTCGAGGCGGGGCTCGACGGGCTGTCGGAGGCGTTCAAGCAGAACGGTGCGACGCTCGACCTTCACACCGAAAAGGGCCGTGCCAACGGTATGGCAATGTCGCAGGCGGCGAAGGCTCAGGACGAGATGATTGCGTCGGGTCTTGCGGCGGGTGACTCGTTTGCGTCGATGACGGAGAAGTCGTCCACTCTGCGCGGCGAAATGATGAAGCTCGCTACCGAGGCGTTTGGCGGGAGCAAGGCGAAGGCTGAGGAGTACGTCAACACTCTGCTTGGTGTGCCGTCCGAGATCAAGACGCTGATCAAGGCCGAGAAGGACGAGGCCGTTGCCGGGCTGCATGAGGTCGAGGCTGCGATCCAGAAGACCCCGGGCGCCAAGAGCGTCACGGTGTCGACGCTGAACGGGGCTGCGATCAAGGCGCTGGAGGCGGTCGGGTACAAGACCAAGACGCTTCCCGATGGCCGGACCATGGTGTACACCGCGAACGGGAAGGCGCTCGGCGACATCGCCGCTGTGGTGCGGGCGATGAATGCGGTCAACGGCAAGAAGTCCACGACCTATATCGACACGTACCGGCGAACCTATTTCCAGACGGTGGGCCGGCCGGGGCAGACGGTCCCGGCCGCGCACCGCCCGGACCTTGCTCGGGGTGGTCTGACGCGCGGGTACGCGGGCGGCGGCCAGTTGCAGCACTTCGATGACGGCGGCTACATCAGCGGCCCGGGGACGGCGACGTCGGACAGCATCCTGGCGACGTTCGGGTCGGGCGCGATGGCGCGTGTCTCGGACTCCGAGTACGTGGTGAAGGCCGCTGCTGTCCGGAAGTACGGCGTGCACATGCTTGACGCCATCAACAGTGGTCGGCTGCAGGTTGCCGGGTTCGCCAAGGGCGGGAAGCTGTCGAAGGCGCAGCAGCGGGCGAAGGCTCAGGCGGAGGCGGAGCGGCAGGCACGCAACGACGCGCGCGGTGACTTGACGATCAGCCACTTCGGGCAGGCGGCCGGCTACCAGCGCTCCGAGTTCGGGTCGGCGCTCGGCAAGCCCGACTCGGTCAGCTCGCTGGTCAACTCGTTGAATCAGTGGCGCGGCATCATCATGAAGGCCACGCACGGCAGCACCGAGTCGAAGCTGCTGAAGCAGTTGGACTCCACGGGCAAGAGCCTGCTGAAGTACGAGAAGCAGCTCAACCAGGTCACGAAGAACCTGGAGTCGGCGAAGAACAAGCTCAACGATCTGAAGTCCGCGGCCTCGTCGCTGTCGTCCTCGGTCAAGGGCGGCATCCTCGGCTCGGCGAACATCACCCGGGGTGCAGGCTCGGACAAGACGGTCACGGTCGGCTCGATCATGGGCGGCCTCACCCAGTCCCGCGACAAGGCCACAGCCTTCGCATCCGCGCTGAAGGATCTCCAGAAGAAGGGCGTCGACAAGACGCTGATCCAGCAGATCGCCGAAGCCGGGATCGAGGGCGGCGGCCTGGAGACTGCGGGCGCGCTGCTCGGTGCGTCGTCGTCGGAGATCAAGTCGATGAACGAG